TGAAAATGACCGCTGAAACAGACCTTAAAAAAGTCTTTAAAGGCTTGCAAGAGAAGCTGGGCAAGGCTGTCTCACGCCGAGAAATGGAAGCACTCGGTGCGGTCGCGGTCAATCTTATCGTAAAGCGCACCCGCCTCGGCTATGGGGTCAAGTCGGCGCTAGGGTCACGGTTTGCGCTTTCATCTATCAAATGGTCAGACCGCTACGCCAAGCTAAGAAAAACTTACCCACTTGATCCGACGACTCGCCCGAAGAAAAGCAACCTCACCTTGACCGGCCAGATGCTCCGCTCTGTAAGGGTTTTGACCGTTACCGACGGCAGTGTGACCCTTGGGCCTAAAGGTTCTCGCGTCGATACCGATGCCACTAATGAACAGATCGCCGAGTACAACGCAAAACGTGGCCGGATCTTTATGAACCTGAGCCAAGCCGAGTACGGGCAAATGGTGCGTTACTACCGGCGACGGTTCACTGACCTTTTGAAAAGGCTTGCACGGATATCTTAAAGCCAATTAAGATATTGAAAACTTCCCTTTTTAAGAGGTAACATAGAATGACCACTGAAAATATTGACCCTGCGGGTCAATCCGGCGGCGAGGGTTCTGCGAACACTCCCAACCAGTCGAAAGAATCTGTGTCGTATGAAACGCACAGGAAACTTCTCGACGAAAAGAAAAAGATCCAGGCGAAACTTGAGCAAATCGAAACCGATCGTAAGGCGGCTGAAGAAGCTGACCTGACGAAAAAAGGTGAGCTGCAAAAGCTTCTCGATTTAGAACGCGAGAAGGCAAAAGCAGCGACTGAACAGCTCAAGGCTTTTGAAGAAAAAGAGCGCGCAGCAAGGAAGCTAAGCGCAATCGTCAAGGGTCTTGGCGCGCCGGTAGATCAAAAGTGGTACTCGGTTTTAGGCGGTCATATTGATGACGTTGTCTTCACCGAAGAGGGTGAAGTAGAGCCGATGTCAGTGACTAAGATCGTCGAAAACATCAAAAAAGAATGGCCGGAAATGTTGCGAAAACCCGGCGCAGGTATGCCAAATGCGGCACCTGGAAACGGCGCGACAAAAATATCTAGGGATGAGTGGTTAAAACTTCCTCTAAAAGAAATGAAGAAGTGGAAACCGGATCAAATACTATAATCATGGAGTGATTTAACATGTCGTTGACAGACTTAGCAGTTGTTCAAGAACAGATTCAGAAATATTGGGCTCCTCGTTACAGTAAACAACTTCGCGCGTCACTTTTGCTCGGTAGCCTTGTAAATAAAGATTACAAGGGTGAAATCAAAAAGGGCGGGGACGAGGTAACTGTATCGCAGATTCAAGCAGCTACCGGAGAAATCCGCACCGTTGGCGTTGACGCTGACAGCTTTAACTCTGAATCAGCGCAGATGCTAGAAGTCAAGGTCAAGGCCGACAAGCGCGCTATTGCAAGCTTCGAATTTGCCGATTTGGTTTCCTTGCAATCGCAGCTTGATCAAGAAGACCCTCAAGTGCTTGAAGCCTTGAATTACGGCATGGAAAGCCAAATTAATAATTATCTATATTCTTTAATGGTCCCTTCAACTTCTTCTCCTGACCATGACATTTCAGGCGTGACCGACTTCAACGCTTCGCAACTTGCAGCTTGTCGCACTTTGGCAGCAAAAGCCAAATGGATGAAAATGCCAGGTTGGTACGCTCTGCTTGACCCACAATACTACGGCGACATTTTGAATGCAGTCACCTTGACTAGCTCCGAATACGGCGCGACCGATGCACCCGTAATCGGCGGTCAAGTCGCTTTGAAGCGTTTTGGTTTCAATATCTTTGAAGACAACAGTCGCGGCGACGACCAAGGATTTTTGTTCCACCCGGACACTATCCACTTGGTCCAACAAACCGAAGTGCAAATTAAAATTTCGGATCTTCACAGTCAAAAGAAGTTCGGAGTTTTGATGAGCGTTGACCTTATCTTCGGCGCTAAGCAAGGCATCGAAGGCAATAAGAAGGTGATTAAGGTTTACAATAGCTAATGCAATTTGATTCTCTAAACCCATACGAGTCGCTTGCGGTGGTAATTTCTGATTCCCCGCAGGCTCTCGTTGAGGATTTAAAAAAAATTAGGACACCGATCAAAATAGTATCTATCGTTCAAATAGGTAACAGATCGGCAGCGTACATCATGGGAGATGTACGGATAACAAAAAATAAAAAGGTGAAAAAAGATGGCAGCGATTCAGACATATAAAAAAATTGGCCCAGCATTCACTAACTGCGAAGAGCAAGTTACCGCCGTTTACGACTTCGCAGTTGACGGCGGAGCAACCGGCGCTCTTGACGTGTTCGAAGCCGGTTCGGATATCGTCATTACTCACTTTCACGCATACGTTTTGACCGCTGCGACTTCTGGCGGATCGGCGACCGTGAAGGTCGGCACCTCCGGCGACGACGACCTATTCATGACCACGACACAAGGCGCGGTTGCTAACCTTACGGCTGCAGCCGCATTTATGCCGCTAGCAATCGAAGGCACGCCAAACTCTTTGCCGCTGCCTGTCAAACTTGCAAGCGGATCCAAAGTCGTTATGACTATCGGCACCGCAGCGTTGACCGCTGGCAAAGTGAAGTTTGTAATTAAATACGTTCAAGCCTAATCCGAAGGTGTACGGGACGCGGCGCTATTGATTTAGCGCCTAGTCCCTTTTTTGCTTAGAGTAGATTTAATGGCGCTACCTGAACAAATTACAACGCGCGAATACCAGAAATTCATAGACCATGCGCCAGGTCAAACTAAGGTACGCGTTTCCGTTGCCGACCCCGTGGTGTCGGCACCTGTTGTCACAACTAGGACAATTGAAAATATTTCGATTCTCGCAGCAAACACCGAACAATCGCATTCGTTCCCTGCAAATACTTTGATGTATCGGATTAAAGCGCGCGGCCCTGGTCGGTTAGAATTGCGCGACGCGTCGGGCGGGGATTATTTAACGATTTGGCCCGGTAGCGGATATGAATCCCCATTTTTTAATGCCTCGGCGGTGTCCATATACCTTAAAAGCCCGACCGCTGGGCTTATCATTGAAGCTGAATCCTGGGCTTAAGTTTGCCCCTGTGGGGTCGATACGCGAAAATGGTGTAACGAAACCCAAACTTTTTAGGAGAGTAAAACATGGGCGGTATTTTTAAGGATAAACTGATTTACGATTCCACGACCCCTTCGGACGGTGATTCGGTCGCAGCGTTTCTGCGCACCGGCACGGCGGCCCTGACTTCAACGGGCACCTACCTTGACGTGAATATCGCGTCGTCTACCGGCCTGGGTATCTTCGCGGAAGATGCAGCACACGCCTCCGGCGACCTCGGCCAGCAAATTTTGGCCGTTCGCAATGACGCAGGGACTTCCCTCGTGTCGACAGATGGTGACTATGCCCCACTGCAAGTCGATTCTACCGGCGCCCTGCGCGTGGCCGCTGACATCAGCGTGACCAGCGGATCCGATAAGGCAGAAGATGCCGCCCATGTAAGCGGTGACATCGGCACTTATATTCTCGGCGTGCGGCAAGATACCCTGTCGTCTTCTGTCTCGGCAGACGGTGACTACGGCTCACTCAAGATCGACAGCGTAGGCCGCCTCTGGACTAACGCGCTCATCTCGGGCGACGTTGCCGACGATGGCGTCGATTCTGGAAACCCGATCAAAGTTGGCAGCAAGGCCGTATCGGGTGCCTTGACCGCTGTTTCGGCGACTGGCGACCGCGCCGATTTGCTCTCGGATCTCTACCGTCGCGTTTGGGTCAACACCGCACCGAATATTTCCGGCTCTAACGCCGCTGTATCGGTCGATACCACAGCGGGCGGGGTCGCGGTATTCGCTTCTCCCTTGGCCGGTCGTCGCAAGGTTGTAGTTCAGAACCTTGGCACGAAAGAAATCTATCTCGGCTTCGGTACTGTAACATCCGCTAACGGCTTCCGGGTTGCCGCTGGCGCAACCTGGTCGGATGAGTTAGGCCCTGACCTGGCTCTCAAAGCTATCGCAGCTTCCGGCACGCAAAACGTGCGCGTGTTCCAGGTCGCTTAATGACACAGGCTCGCGGCTCGAAAGGGTCGCGGGCCTTCACTTCGAGGGTTAAATGCTTCACGTTTCCAGAACAGATCAAGTGCGTTGTGACATGCTTTTGAAGGCTCTTACCCGCGCGAAGTTTGAGCTAGAAGGATCGGAGGTTCCGGCCATGACACAGGTCTTAGGTTGGGCCGCTGAACTAAAGGCGCGGATTGATGTAGCGTTGGCGCAATCGGCTATGACGATTATTCCTGCCGCGACACCTGAAACTGAAGTAAAAGAGAAAAAGAAAAAATGAGAATTGCGCCCATAATTTTGCTCGCCGCGCTCTTATCTTCGCAGATAAGCTACAATCCGACTAATAACGTCGAAGGTGACGCCGCTGTAGGGACACCAGCCGTTCCGGCACTAGTCGGTAAGAAGTCGACAGATTCTACCCTGTCTTATCTGAAAGTGGACGGAACAGGCGGCCTTGTCACTACCGCCTTGACAGGCTTCGGCGCTGACTTCGCTTTCGGCGACATTACAAGCGCGAGTACGACGCAGAAGACAGTAGAGAGAACGACCTACACCGAGCAAACAGCCAACGCGCAACGCTCGGTTGCTTCGGCAAACGCTAACGACACCTCTGCCGGAACGGGTGCCAGAACGGTTAAAATAACGTACCTGGATTCTACCGGCGCAGGGCCTTACACCGAAACGGTCACGCTAAACGGCACGACATATGTAAACACAGTCGCGACTAACATTTGTTTTATCGAACAGATGGAAGTTATCACAGTCGGCTCAGGCGCGACTAATGCCGGTATTCTCACGCTGAAAGCAGCGACAGCCGGGGGAGGCGCGACAATCGGGACGATAAACGCTGGCGACGGCCAAACTTTTTGGGCACATCATTATGTCCCTACCGGCAAGGTCGCCAATATCACGGGCATTTCAGTCTCGCACAACGGTACAACGGTAGGCTCAGGTGCAGTTTTCGTCGTGAAGGCTAAGGTTTTGAACGCTTCAAATCAATATGAGGTGCAGCTTTCGGACTTCGTGCGCCTATACGGTCAGTCGTCTACGTTTGCCCGCGCATATACATCACCTGTGAAGTTTACAGGCCCAGCGCGTTTGATGCTTTACGTTACGCCGGAAAGTGCATCCAGTTTCATTTATCGCGGTTCGATTGATTATTTCGAGCCTTAGAGGGGACAATGGTTTCAAAGCGATTCATTCACGTTGACCAGTTCAATTCCGACGCTGTGCAATTTGCTGGAGCTGGCGCTACTGGTGACGCACCCGAAAACACCGACACCAATATTGACTACACCTGCCCTTATGACCTGTGCGTAACCGGCGCAGTAATGCTCGTTAAAGGCGGGGTGTTCGGAGACAAGTGCAGCTTGCAAGTGGTACATCCGACCTACGGCGTCTTAAATGAATTTGCGACCGATTGGGCCATTGCCGAAGACAGCCAAAAGCAGTTTGAATTGACCCTAGAATATCCTGCTAACTTACCAACTGGACTTAAAATCCGGTTGGTTTACAAAGCAAATTCTACAGCAGGTACGCGCAAGGTGGCGATGAATTACCTACTTCACAAAGTGCTGCAACAGGAAAGCTAATGCTCACAGGCGCGATATTCTGCGATTCAGATAACTTCGTTGCGAGGTCTATTAAAGACATTACGCATGAGGCTGAAAGCCATGTTGCGCTTTTGTTTGGGGACATTGTGCTGCACTTCCGATTCCTAGGTTTTGAGTCAATGCACATAGACGAATTTAAAAGCCTATACCATATAGGGACGACGCTTGAGGCACCGCAAGCGGTACTAGTCTCACCAGAGGCAGTAATCCAACAATACAAGGGCAAGGCTTACGACTTTTTCGGCATGATTTACGTTGGGTTTTTCCTGCTTTTCCGCGATCTATTTGGGTTAAACCTGCCTGGCGGCAATCAGTTTGAGGCACGGCGCGATAGATTTTGCGTAGAGTTTGCTGCGGAAATCTGTACCGGCGAACGCGGTAGCATGATGACACCGGGACAATTTAAGAATAAACTATTAGCGAAAGGCTGGAAGCCGTGCAAGATCAGCGAGTCCTTTACAACTCTATAGACATCTCGCCGAAGGTGAACGACTTCCGCGCTGGGGTTCAGGCTTTCGCCTATACCTCTGGCTCTTACCTTTATATCGGCTCAATTGCCCCATTCAATAATCTGTGGTTTGAGTTTGGCACGCTGAATACAACCCAGCTTGCGCCGACTATTCAAGTTTGGTGGGGTAACGCTTGGCAAAACGTCGTCGACATTATCGACGAAACCGACGGCGCGTTAGCCTCGGGGCGCGTTACATGGTCTACAGATCGGCTTAAAGGCTGGGATCTTGAGCAAACGACCGAAGACGTGGCGGGTCTGACCGCGTATAAAATCTATTGGCGGTATTGGCTTAGGATTTCATGGCCGGGAAACTTTTCAATCGGCACGACTTTAAAATACGTCGGGCAACGCTTTTCAAGTGACGATGTGCTTTACAGCTTTTACCCTGACCTTTCCCTTGCCGACATAAAGGAGGGCTTCGAGGCAGGTAAAACGACCTGGGATGAGCAGCACTACATGGCCGCCGAGCACATTATCCGCGACCTGAAAAAGCGGGCCGTGATCCGCAGCCGGTCAGAATTACTTGACTGGTCCTTACTCCAAGACGCCGCTTGTCATAAGGTCGCTGAATTGGTTTACACTTCGTTCGGTACACCTTACGCGGAATTGCGGGCGGCAGCGGGTAAGGATTACAATGCGGGCCTAGATATCAAATATTTCAACACCGATAAAAACGCGAACGCGAGGCTAGAACCCTGTGAACGCGAAATTACAACCCACTTTGGGCGCAGGTAATGACGAAAATCTCCGACATTTACGACGCTTTGGTCACGGTCGTATCGACCGAGCTACCCGATTACATGCGGTTTCCAAATCCCTACGTTATCGATACCAACACATTTTTGCATCAACGGGCGGGTTTTGGGATTTCGATCGGCCCCGGCACCGACACGCAACGCTATTTAGGCTGCCTCGTGACCTGGCAGAGAGACTTTACGATAACCTTGGTTCGCCAGGTATTGACGACTCAGAACAATACTGGGATCAGGGCCGACCTTGAGAAAGAAATACTGGACGACCACGACAAATTGAGAAAAGCTATTTACCTGAGCAATACGCTTTCGGGTAACGCTATTAAATCAACGCTTATCGCCGATTCTGGTTTAAACTTTATAGACGGCGACAGGCTGAAATTTTTGGCTTTAGAAATGACCGTACAAATAGAATACGAGGAATCGCCTAGCTAAAAGGGAGTTTAAGCAATGGCAAATATTCAGACCAGATCAACCGTGGTTGCGGTAAAAAAAGAAGTTACCGAAGGCGTGCCCGTAGTCCCGGCAGCGGGGTCGGATGCTATTGCCATTCAGGACGATTTCACGATTGAGCCAGCTTTCGACACGCTCGACAATGCCGAGCTAAAGGCATCCATCGGCGCGGCGAAAACTATTCTCGGGAATGAAAACCCGACGGCCTCCCTGTCTCATTACCTGAAAGCATCGGGCACCGCAGGGGTTGCGCCAAATTACGGCGAAATGGTCGAATCATTTATGGGCGGGGTATCCCTTGCCGCTACCGAATATGACACCGTGGCAGCGTCCACTACGTCGGTTATTAAAGTTGATACCGGAGAAGGTGCGACCTTTGAGCGCGCGGAATTTCTTCTCATTAAAGATCCGACTAACGGTTATCGTGTGCGCCCTATTGATTCTATTTCAAGCAACGATTTGTCTCTAGGATTCAATCTACCAACGGCACCGGCCTCTGGCGTGAACCTCGGGCAATGCGTGCTCTATAAACCGGCAAACACCGGGCACCCGACCGTAAGCCTCTGGGCGTACCTCGGCAACGGCGGCGCGGTCGAAATGATGGCGGGCGGTCGCGTCACGTCAATGAGTATCGACGCGGCAGCGGGCGAGTTTATCAACGCAAACTACTCGGTAGAAGGGTTGTCTGCGTATTTCAACCCGATCCAAATCACCGCAACCTCAAAATACCTGGACTTTACCGACGACGACGGCACGCTTGCCGCTGTGGTGTCTGAGAAGTGGTATAAAGACCCGCACCAGCTTGCCGACGCGATCCAATCGGCAATGAATGACGTATCGACCGAAACCTATACCGTTACCTACTCGGACGCGACCGGGAAATTTACGATTGTCACCGCGACGTCGTCGACCCTTTCGCTCCTGTGGAACACCGGCGCGAACGCTGCAAACTCAATTGGCACTAAGCTGGGCTTTCTGGTTGCAGCGAACGATACCGGCTCTCTGACCTATACCTCTGATAATGCGCAAAATTACGCATTCCCCTATACCGCGAGCTATGACCCGGTCGACCCGAACGTGGCGAAAAACATTGAAGTCATGGTCGGCGACGCCGCCGATTATGTCTGCTTTGAGGCTTCAAACGTATCTATTTCAGGATCGAACACCAAGGCCGACCTGACCAGCCTATGCGCGGAATCCGGCAAGTCGGGGTCGATCATTACCGAGCGTACCTTCGAGATCAACATTACCGCACGCCTTAGCCAATACGACGCCGATATGTGGCGCCGCTTCCGCGAGGGGTCGAACACTAAGTTCCAAATGACCTGCGGGCCGAAAACAGGCACCAATTGGACGCCTGGAAAGATCGCAGCGGCCTATTGCCCGACCGCAACTGTAACAAGTTTCGCAGTCGCCGACGCTGACGGCCTTGCAGTTCTGGAAATGACCTTGACCGCCTATGTCAACGACTCAGGCGAAGGTGAATTTTATATCGGCTACGTTTAATCAAAGGGGATTTATGAAGGTCAAATTTACGCCGGAACTGTGTTCTGGCAAGGACTACAGCGGGCACGTCATTTTGAAAATGCCGAGCTACGCCGAGCGTCTATCCTTTTACAGCGACGACTTGATAGATGAAACCATGGGCGAGCCGGGTAAAGAGCCGATCAGCGACGCCGAAAAGGCGTTAGCGCAAAAGAGAATGACCGCACGCGGCAGGAAGTTGATGCAATCTATCGGCGAAAAGCTGGGAGGCTACATTGCAGAGGTCGCTATCAAAAGGGAAAAAGACGGGTTCGAGTTTAAGACCTTCGACCAGTTGAATTATGATTCTGATATGGTGGCTGTATTGACCGAGTGCGCCCAGCGCGTTATCGGGAAATACGAAGTCGGTTCCCCTCAGTAGCCTCGATACGGCAAGCGGTGCGCGCCGGTTATCACGGATTGCGTGGGTTTAATGGTGTCGAGGCGACTGAAGTTATAAACCTGTACTCTGAGAGAAAAAGGCTTGCGGCGTTAGGGATTACTCTGCAAGCCGACCAGATACCGGCCTGGATGTGTGATGCATTCCTTACTATTGAGGCGACAATAGACACCATCCAGGCGGAAGAAACTGCCAAGGCAAAAAAGAAAACCGCAAGGAAGCGTTAAATCATGGCCGACGATGTTTCTCTAAAAGTAGGGATAGACACCGAAGCGGCGATCAAATCCTTAGCCGGCCTAGAAAAGAATGCTGTCAATTCCACTAAAAGAATGGAATCGGCCTTTTCTGCTTTAAAGGGTGTCGCGGTCGCTGCGGTAGGATTTCTTGCCGCGCGCGGCGTGCTCAACTTTTTTGAGGAAGGAATTGCCGGTGCGGTAGCTCAGGAGCAAGCCTTCGCACGCCTCGAGGCGCAGATGATCGCCACGGGTGAGAACACCGAAGAAGCTGCTAAAGCGTTTAATGACCTTGCCAGCGAGTTAGAGAGTACCACTAAATTTGGCGATGATGCGGTATTGGCCGCTGCGGCCTTAGCTAAATCATACGGAATCACGAATCAGCAAGCATTAGAATTGACGCGCACCGCTGCCGACTTGGCTTCGGCGACTGGTGTGGAATTAGAGGCGGCAGTTGAGCAACTTACCGCTTCATATTCAGGAAACATTAAAGCACTCGGCAAGCTAGTGCCAGAAGTCAAGG